AGTCTTAAATATTTAGCATGTAATCTGGGGATCTCTAAACTGTCATGATCTAATTTTTCATCATCTAGTTGTGAGTCTTTCTCCCACATGTCATTCAAAGTGTCTAGGTTCATACTTTAATTCCTTTCTTATCTGTGATCTCGTACAGTGTATACTTGAAGTTAACATCAGCAGTGAAGTAGTTGATGTCAGTTGCAGATGCATCAAACTCCAGAGTGGTTAAGCTTGTTGGGAATATATTATAAAAGTTAACAATGGAATTTGCATTGTAGTTACTATTCAAGATAAGTAACCTAGCATCACTCATTGTCTTATCAAATTCAGATGGTCTACCTTTCTCATCAACTGTATCAATATACTCTAGGAATTGATTTTGATGCTTTGGATTACTCAAACCTTTCAACCACTTGTATATTTCATAGTAGTTATCAAGATCTTCATTCACCAAGAACTTTAATTGTAGATCACCATAGGTCATCTTATCACCAGGGATAGTATAGTCTTTCACTGGTGTCTGAATATCTCTTGTACCAATACTAACTTCTGGTATAGAAGCAGACTGGCAGAAGTAATCCACATTGGGTGTCCTGCCAATAATGAATTTAAATCCTACTGGAGATAAAAAGTTTTGATTAGACGGAGAGAATACTCCTTGATCGTCAGCCATTAGTTTACGCAGGTCTCCGTATTATTTATCCGAGCCAAAAAAGATCAGGATCACGGATCTTATCAAAGATCTCAAAGCGATAGTTCTTAAAGTCTGGTATGTCTGTCTCATTGTGTGCTGCATCTAAGTGGGTAAGCTTTACATTCTTACCTCTACTACTCTGACCTTCTACATCATCTATATTATATCCATTACCCAATACTCCATCAACTGCACCGATATAATTATCCCCTACAGTGCTGGGCTTTACACCATTCTGCCAGTGCTGTACTGACATAAAGATAGAACGATCATCACCCATGAAAGCACCATGTATATCATCATGGTAGACACGAAGTGTAAAATAATCGTGTCGCATTTTACATATCTTCTCTTGCTCTGGATGATTATCTATCCAGTAACCACCATGACTAAACCTTATCTTTCCACGTATGTATACTTCATAGCTGTCAATGTCTGGATGTACATGCTCTGGAATGATTGTACCAGGTGGCCAGTTTAAACACTCAACTTGAAACTGCCCTTCATTGTACATAACCTTCCGATGAAAGTTAGGTACTCCAAAGAAATTCCTATCCCAGTTTTGTGGTTTTGCTATATCGCGAGGATCAAAAGTACTTAAGTACTCATCAAGAAAACCAGTAATGGCATCCATGCATAAAAAAAGAGGTCTAATTATTTAGACCTCTGAACCGATAGGTTTTTAGTGCATAGAGTTACTCCAACACAGTTTTACATATACGTTTGCATGATGAAGGTAAGTCCTCGCATTCTATTAGACAGGCGAAATAGTCGTCGATCTGATCTATGTCTGCGTCGTGTTCGCTTAATGTTCTTGCGTTACTATCGACACGATTCCAACCTGCTAGCTGGTTCTGAGAGACTATGTTATGCACTTGGCACCTCCATTGTTTGTTTACCCCATAACAAAGGAGACTGGGTTCATCTTGTTCTCCTCTCTTTGAATTCTACTACTATGTAGGGAAATAAGCACAAAAAATCGAGGTCGGTTTTACAAAAATAAATGCCTACGAATTTATACCTAGGCATAAAAAAAGAGACCCCGTAGGGTCTCTCTTTGAAATATGTAACCGATGGATTACATTAGGTTTGCAACTTTAACACGTCTGTAGTATGCGTTAGCGTTGAGGTTACCTGCTGCCTGTGGATCGGAATCTGACAGTGCAGTTAGTCCCTTAGCAAATGGGTTCAAGACCATTCCGTAACGAGTTTTAAACCCGATACGTGGTTGGAATGTATCCTGACCAATCGCTCTGTACATCTGGAGAGGTACATAAGGACAGTAGAATAATCCAGCGTCGTATGCATTGGATCCTTTGTATCCAACAACGTAGTACTGATCAGAACTTACGTTAGCTGAATAAGGGTCGATGTAGACCTTGAAACGTCCGTTGAGTGTTCCAACGAATGTGTTGCCTGTGTCATCAACTTCTCCAAGTCCACCAGTAGCACCAGTGATACCTGAATCGTAGTCAAGAACGCCCGACATAGCAAGAGCAGAAGCAACGTCAGCAGATGTGACGAGGATGTTGCCCTTCCCGCGACGAGTTTCCTGCGCGATGGCGTTGGCATCTCTTTCGATTTGGAAGAGTAGACCTTTGAATTTCTCAACTGACCATCTGCCGTTACTGTCAACGTCAAGGTCGAATACACCTTGGTTGGCAACGTTTGCCTGAGCACCTGGCTTAGCACCACGGTAAACAGTACGTACAACCTCACGGTTGATTTCAGCGAGGATCTCTGTTGAGAGAATGTTTGCTAGTTCAGACTCGGCATCTAATCCGTGGATTGCTTTCAAGTCTTGAGCAAGTTCAACTGAGTAGTCTGCTCTTAAGGCACGACCTTTTGCTTCTACAGCAATACGGTCTATGCTAAATGCCATCTCCATGAAGGCATTACCAGCAGAATCTCCTAGTCCTTCTAGATCGCTTGTACCGAACTTGCTTGAAGCAAGGTCATAGTTAGTGGATGTTGTACCACCACCTGTAGCATCGTTAATAAGACCTGGGTTCTTCTCAGTGGTAGCTGTAGGAGGTGTTCCACCCTTAGTACCAGAGAACTGTGCATCTGGCTCATCGAAGAATGCTTCTCCACCAGTTTGATTGGTGTAGCGTGAGCGCATTGCGAAGATAAGTCCAGTTGGACCTGACATAGGCTGAACGCCAGCGATGTCATAAGCAATTAGCTTAGGCATAGCACGACGGATCAAGCTGATGAGTATAGGGTCGAAACCATATACGGCACCTGCGCCTGTTGTCTGTGTGTTGATAGGACCAACGTTGGTTGGTGCCTCTGTAAGAACGGCACGTTCTTCTTTTAGTGCCTTCTCTTGGTTTTCCAAGAGGATAGCGGTTACCGACTTACGATAGTTGTCCTTAATTTCAGGAAGACCATCATGGTTAAGTACTGGTGCCCACTTCTCTTGGAGTTGTTCTGCATTAAACATGCTTAGAATACTCCTGTATTACTTTTTTAAGTGTGTAGCCAGTTAGATCCGTTTAGCGAGTTGAGCGACATAAGATGTCATACTCTCACTAATAGATTCAACTTTTGCTTGTGGCTCTTCAGAGGAAATTTCTTCTGCTACTTCAGGTGCTTTCGCTCCGAAATAACTTTCCTTGATCTGTCCAAGCTTCTCACGATACGACTCTTCGTTTTTGAACTCAACTGCTTCAGCTAGAGAGGTAAACTTATCCTTCTGAACTTCTGCAAGTCCTCTGGATAGTTCTGTCAAAATCTCATTTTTACGATAGGTTGCTACCTTCTCATGCAGTCCGAGGTTCTTATCAACTTGTTCGTTGAGTCGGGTCTCCATTTCATCAAGTTTCTCGCTCATCTCAGCGACTGCATCAAGCTGCTCTTCAGGCAAGTTGATGTTGCTTTCGATAAACAATTTCTTTAATCCACCCATGAATGCTTCGGTGACTTCAGCACGTACTCCTGTTTCAACAGCAAGTTCGTTCTCTGTCATCCACTCTTCACAAGCATATGAGAGGAAATTCTCTACGCGACCAGCGAACTCTTCTTTGATCTTTTCGAGCTCTTCAGCGATCCTGGTCTCTGCGGTTTCCTTAAGTCCAGCAACTTGCTCATGTACTTTGGCATGTACTGCCGCTTCAAATACAGTTGTTGCTTTCTTTTGGAATTCTTCGTCAAGGTCTGCACCAGCAAGTATCGCGCTGATGTCTTCTTTGACTTCTGTTTCGGAGATTGTCTCTCCGTCTTTCTCTACGTCATCAAAGATCTTAGCAGAAAGTCCACCTGGAAGACTAGGTGAAGCACCACTTGGCTTTGTTTTAATAGAGGCATCTTTTTCAACAGCGACTGGGGCTGCTGCTTTTGCTCCAACGTTATCTGGTCCTGCTGGATTCTCAGATGAACTTCCACCAACTTCTATGGCAGAATTCTTAAGGTCGGATTTCTGTTGAGGTACTGCGCCTTTCTTGATGGCTTTATCGCCTACAGCGGCATCTTCCTCGATAGTTTCCTGAGGAGCTTTGCTTTCTGCAATCACCTTCTGGAATTTTTCATCAATACTAGACATTACTTGTACTCCTACGGATTTTTAACTAGTGTTTAAATCTATAATTTATTTATAAATCACAAACTTCTGAGAAGTGCGTTGAACGCGGCAACTTTTCTCTCAGCGAGTTCCTCAAGTGAGGGTGCGTTGTTAAGGGCTTCCTTAACAGCTTCGATTTGTGCTTCTTTGAAACGGCCATCGACTTGAACCCATTCCTTACCTTCCATGATACCAGACACAAAAGCATCAGGTGCGGAGGGGTCTGCCACTATATCTGCAGCAGTAGAAAGAATGAAGTCATCGGCGACAACAGATGTAGTTCCCTCTTTTTTAAGAGAGCCTAAACCTCTAGAAGACACACCGAGTTGTACCCCTTCCTCAAGCAAGTTCTTTGCGATCTTACCCATAGGGGTTTCTAACAACTTAGCTTTACCTATGAAGTTCTTACCTTCAGGGTAAAGTTCAACGATCTTATGTGAAACACGATCTAAGTTAACGGTTGGACCTTCTGGATGACCAAGTTCTCCGAGTGCTCTTCCGCGTTGAATGAACTCCTCATTGTACTTGTTGACTTCACGAGCCATGGTATCGTACTTGTACATACGACCATTACGGTTAGTGATTTCTGTCTGCAGAAAGATTCCTTTGATATACGTAGATTTCTTACCGTCTTTATCCTCGGTAAGAACTTCTATATCATTGTTCTGTTCCGTTATCAGTCTCATCATCGTTTTCCTTGGTTTCGTTTTCATCTGGATTGCGATTAATCACATCCGCTGTCTCATCAGGTGAGGCTTCACCTTCTGGAGGAAGTCCAGTTGGTTTACCATCGTCAGGCACATGCGGGAACATGCGATTAGCAATATCCAACTTGCTGGTATCAACAGCCGCAGCCGCTTTTACCTGCAACATATCTTTGAGCTTATCTAGAGCATCTGCTCTGTCGTTATCCCAAAGTAAATCAACGATTTCTCGTTCTTGTGTAGCCATAATGTAACGTTGTCTGTAATTTATTTAGCACCGTTCGCCTTTTGAGGCGCGGGTTTTAATGCTTGCTTGGTCTGTGCCTTCTTTAATTCTACGTCTGCTTCCGCGGCCGCTTGGTCAGTTTCCATTGCAGCAGTATCTATTGCTAGTAACTCTGATGGGGGTAATGCAAGTCCATTCTTAATATCAGCATCCATCTCCATATCAAGCTCTTCCATCTGTTGAGCAGTCTGACCTAGAACATGTTGGCGAACATATGTAGTAGAGAAATACTTACCAATGAACGGATCCAACTGTGTGATTACATTCAGTTGCTCGGTGAGCATCTCAAGGTTCTTAAGTTCCGTGAAATGATTATCATAGAGATAGTCATACTGAATATGCTCTTTTAGATCTTCCCAATCCTCAGGAGTAATAACACTCTTAAGTATTAGCTGAGTTTTTAATGCATCCTGGAATAGTTCGCTGAACTTTTTACGGAGCTTACCAACGAACTTAGTGAATTTTAATTCGTCTCTTGTGATCTCTGATGACCTTCCAAGGTTAAATGATGTAGCAGAATCAAGTCTACCAGCAGGAACATTTAACGATTTGTAAAGTTTTGTTTGGAAATATTGCACGTCTGTAAGCTCTCCGAGGTTCTGACCCCCTGGAAGTGTGGTAATTTCCGTTCCTCTACCACCTTCACGGCGAGGTAACCAGAAATCTTCCATCATAGACATGTATTTTCTGTCGTCTCTTATCTCTCCAGTGTTAGCATCGTATACTAATTTGTTACGATACCTTCCCATAACTTCACGAAGATACTGTTCCGCTTTAACTTTCGGAAGATTACCTACGTCAATATAGAAGATCCTGCGTTCTGGTGCGCGAGATATACGATAGATGACCAACGAATCTTCAATCATTCTAAGTTGATTGAGTACTTTGATACCTTTGTGCAAATAAGAAAGCACGATATTTCTATTCGTATCCATGATACCAGAGGTAACATAGGTTATCGCATCTTTCGCAATCTTAATTCCGCTATTAGCAGAAGTGTTATTTAAACCTTTAGGGTTGTATATAAAATACTCTTCAGAAGAACCGAAGTCATACTTCATAAATTCATCTGCTGTCTTAGGCTTATTAATCTGCCTTACTTTTTTAATCTTGGATGGATCAATATATCTTACTTCTTTAATGCCTTCTTGAGGTGCATCTAAATTAATTACTTTATGATAATATAAACGCCCATCGATATACCATCTACGGAACATCTCATGGGCTTTGGAATCAAATCCAAATAAGTTTTTAATATAATCAAACTCAGTGCGGATCATTTCCTTAACACTTTCACTAACCTCAAGATTATCAAGGTTAACGTGTACTGGACTATCGTTCTGATCAGATACTATTGCTTCATGTAAAATATCTTCAATGGCGGAATCCACTTCTGGATGCATCGCCATCTCTCGATACTTTTTCACCATATCAAATTCGGTCTTAAAGTTACCGTCTAGGTCAAGATATTGACCGTAGTAACCTCCCGCAATATAACTGGTTGCGCCGTCCTCGCTGGAAGGCTGAATAGGTGACGGAGCACGTTCCTTTTCAGCTTTCTTCCTAAACGAGAAACCGAATAACTCTGCCATAATATTT